GCTATGAAGTTTCAAGCACCAGCCACGCTGACTGCCACAGCCACGTTTACCCTGCCAGACGGTGACGGCACTAACGGCCAGACGCTCATTACTGACGGCGCTGGCACGTTAAGCTGGGGCGCTGGCGGTGGCGGCTCATTCTTGGGCGACAGCGGCGGTGGGCTGGCTGACATCGTGCGTGTGCATGAGGCGCAGTTGGACACTGACATTACCGTGGCAACGAACACTAACGGCCTATGCGCTGGCCCATTAACTGTAGCAACGGGAGTTACTGTGACACTCAACGGTAATCTGGTGATAGCATGAGCGAGTTAAGAGCGGACACAATCACAGCAAGTGATGGCACCAGTCCAGTCACGCTGACTAAGCAAGTAGCACTAAAGGCTTATATAAAAGCTAATGCTCTTGCCGCTTTAACAGCGGCTGGAACATTTAACATTTCATCAGGCACTGACCACGGCACAGGAGATTATTCTTTCACAACTACAAATGCCTATAGCAGTGTGCATCATTATGTCCAAACCTGTATTCAAGAAGGGGCTTCACACGGATACGGTGGAACTAGAAACACTGGTAGACATAGTGCTTCAGTAATTGCGATAGAGACTTTCAGTTCATCTGGTACACTTACTGATATAAGTCATAATATTTTGACCGCTGGAGACTTAGCATAATGTCTGAGATAAAAGTAGATACCCTCACAGGCAAGACCACCGCTAATGACATCACCGTGACGGTTGGTGCTACTGCTACTATGTCTTTGGAACAGGGGTTGGCGAAGGCGTGGTACAATCTTAATGCTACAGCTACACCAGCATTGCGAGATAGTTTAAACATTTCCACTATTACAGATGAGGGGACGGGGCGGTATGAAGGTAACTTTACGTCAGCTATGGGTAATGCAAATTATGCGGCAACTGGTTCCAACTCAGTTAAAGGGAATGATGCAAACTCATTTGAAATGGTCTTAACCACTGGTGATGAGGCCGACACTTATGGCTTACACTCAACTGCCGCGATAAGGTCAAATAGTTACGCCATCAATGCGGCTAACTACAGAGACCCGACAAATATACAGTTAGTTGTTCACGGAGACTTAGCATAATGGCAGGTAAAATTGTAGCAGATACGCTGGAACACAGCACCGCTGGGTCAATCGCCACGAACTATGTTGTTGATGGTAGTGCGAAGGCGTGGTCACACTATTCTGGTACTGGCACAACCTTCAATAACTCGCTGAATTTAAGTTCGGCAGTAGATAATGATACAGGCGATTATTCTGCAAATTTCTCGTCATCATTTTCTGATGCATATTATTCAGCAACAAATGGTTCTGCTGAAAGCAGCACTGCCAGAGGAATATTTTTAACAGGTTCTGATTTTTCTCACACCACATCTTCATATAGACATCAGTACGGTTTGTCATCAAATGCGGCTGGTTCTGGTCTTATTGATAGTGATATAAATAATGTGCAGATTACTGTTCACGGAGACTTAGCCTAATGCAGACACCAGAGTTTCAAGGCACCCACCTGTTTGACCGTCTGTGCTGGGCAAAAGAAAACCTAGACGGTGTGCAGTCAGACTACCGTGTGGTGTACGAGGACAGTGTGGATGAATGTGCCAAGGTGCTTGTGCCGGATTTAAATTGGATGGCGTGTGCGCTTCAAGGCGGAATATTACCGCCCGTATGGGTCTATTGGGAACTGGCAAAGGACGAAGCGCATCCTGACTTCAAGAAGCATACTCGCGGCTATCTGTTACATGAGACAGAGCCAATGCCAGCGATGACTGAAGAAGAAGCGATTGAATACCTAATTCAGAAGGATGTGCCACAGCACGTCTGGCAGAATTGGGATGGTGGCAATAAGCCGAAGATGGTAATTTGCCGGAAGGGGCAACTGCCTCAAACAAGAGAATGGCGCAACGCTTGGCGCATATCTGATGAACTAGAATTAGCCGCATAGGAGAAACTAATGGCTGTTACAACTTACATCGTTGATAAGGACGGTAATCAGATTGATGCCTCAACTGCTACCGTTCCCGCAAATCGTGACTTTCGCGGTGCTTGGTCACTGTCAGGGTCAGTAATTTCTGAGGACTTAACCAAGGCAAAAGAAATCTTTGCTGACAAGGTGCGTGAAGCCCGTGTCCCACTGCTAGAGGCACTGGACACTGACTTTATGAAAGCGCAAGAGACTGGCGCAGACACCACACAGATTGTGGCTGACAAGCAAGCACTGCGTGATGCGCCTACTGCTGGCGATGCCGCTACCAGCATTGCCGAACTGAAGGCCGCGTGGCCAGCCTGTTGCGGCGACAGCCCATACGCCTAATAACATAACGGAGTAGCCTGATGGCCAGAGATAAGCTGACTGATTACGACGGCGTGACGGCGTCCAACAACACCGACATAGGCGGCGTGTCGATTGCTGAGGGCATGTTGCCTAGTAACGTCAACAACTCTATGCGTGAGCTTACAAAACAGCTTGGCGCGTTTGCTGACGGTACAGACGGTGTAGACGTTCTGAAGCTACAGGACGACACCGACACCAACAGCATCAAGTTGCAAGCGCCATCAAGCGTGACAGCCGACACCACGTTCACGATGCCTGACGGTGACGGTAGCGCCGACCAAGTGCTGAAGACGGACGGGTCGGGGCAGTTAGGCTGGGCGGATAGACACGCGAACCCTTCGCTCGCCATCAACGGTGCGATGACTCTGGCACAGAGGGGAAGTTTAACAGGTCAAACAGGAACTGTTTACACGGCTTGTGACAGGTTTCTTAGTGCTGAAGTGGGTAATACTGTTACAACTTCAACACAAGATACTGATGTACCGTCTGGGCAAGGATTTGCAAATTCATTAAAAATTGATGTGACAACAGCAGATGCTAGTTTACCGGCTAATGGTGTTTTCCTTGTTATAACAAAACTAGAAGGTCAGGATTTGCAACACCTGCTTTACGGCACCAGTGATGCAAAAAATTTGACCCTTAGTTTTTGGGTGAAGTCACCTAAAACTGGAACGCACATTGCGGAATTATTCCAAAACGATGCAGGTTATTATAATTCTCAAGCATACACTATTGCATCTGCAAACACTTGGCAGAAAGTAGAACTTACATTTAGTGGATACACAGCTACAGCGTTTGATAATGACAATGGCTATAGTTTGGGTATTACTTGGTTTTTGGCGGCGGGTAGTGATTACACAAGTGGCACATTATCTTCAAACACTTGGCATAATACACAGGCTAATCGTGCAGTTGGTCAAGTTAATTGTGTTGACGATGCGGCTAATAACTTTTACATCACAGGCGTAAAGCTAGAGGTAGGCGAGACAGCCACGCCGTTCCAGCACGAGGACTACGGCACTACGCTTCGCAAGTGTCAGCGGTATTTTGCTGTTTTGCAAAACACTACATCGTCTTACGCTGGTGGATTTGGTTTTTGCAATTCCACGACAAAAACTAAAGTTTGTTTTCCTTTGGGTGTAGCTTTAAGGGCGAACCCGACTGTAAATGTTACAGCCGCAACTATTGATATTCGCAATAATGGTTCAAACACAGCCGCCACTAGTGTTAGTGCCGCTGTAGCGCAAGGAACAAATCTTTATTTAGATGTAAACGCGGCCAGCGGCCTTGCAACTAATCACGCTTGCACTATAGACCCAAAACAAAATATGACATTTGATGCGGAGTTGTAGATGGATATTTCAAATGCAAAATATATAGATGCTGATGGCAATGGAAACGATGGCGTTGAAGCAACTATTGATGGGTCTAAGTTATACATTCCACTAGACCCAGCTAACCGCCACTATGCTGAAATTATGCGTCAGGTGGAAGCTGGCACTCTGACCATACAGGATGCAGACTGATGGAAATGACTAGCCTCATCGACACGCTTATCGGGCTAGTTGTGGCTGGCCTTGCTTGGTTCCTGTCAGAGCAAAGCAAAGAGCAGAAGCGGCTCAATATTCTGCTGAATAAAACCCGCGAGGAATACGCCACAAAGTTTGAACTGCGTGACGACATGCGTCAGGTGATGGATGCCCTGCACCGGGTCGAGGACAAGCTCGATAAAGTCTTGGGCCGTGGTTGAGGGCTTTGTATTTCTGGTTGTGCTAATGCTAAACACTGGCCAACTGGAAGTACACGCCGACATCCTACCTGCCTGCCCACCAGAAGAACAAGTCATCCATAACTACGAACAGCTAATCGAGCGCGGCGACATCCGCGACTGGCGGGCTATGTGCAAGAAAGTCACGTTTGACGACCAAGGCACATGATAGAGTTTTTGCTAGTCGTATATATGGGCGCTGGCATCATCAGCCAGACGCAGACATTCGCTGACGTTGACCGTTGCCTGTACATAGCAAATCGCCTAAATCACCAGCCGCCCATATCGTCATTGGACGGCAAACGTGTTAAA